AGAGGAGAGCAGTTTTATACTGCTCCCCGAGGGCGATTATGTATTCACCATCAAGAAATTTGAAAAGGGCAGATATGACGGCGGTGACAAGATACCTGCCTGCCCTAAAGCTATCGTCACATTCACCGTATACACAAATGACGGACAGTGTATCGATTTGCAGGAGAACTTCCTGCTTCACAAGAAAATGGAGTGGAAGCTTTCTGAGTTCTTCGCATCTATCGGCATGAAGAAAAAGGACGAACCTGTCCGTATGCTCTGGACTCCCGAACTTATCGGCAAGCAGGGCATATGCAAAGTGGTTGTACATAATTACAAGAAGGACGGTGAAAACAGGCAGACCAACCGTATAGACAAGCTCTATCCCAGCTACAATCAGCCTGCACTTGCACCGCCGTCGCAGCAGGCACCGCCTCAGCAGTACCAGCAGCCTCAGACACAGTATACACCGCCTCAGCAGACACAGCCCTGGCAGCAGGGATGGAAATAACAGTAATATCAAAGGAGTGTAATAATGGAACTCAGACCATATCAGGAAGAAGCGAGAAAAGCGGTCTGGGGAGAATGGGAACAGGGCAGAGATAAAACTCTGCTCGTTCTTCCTACAGGCTGCGGAAAAACTATCGTATTTGCGACTATCACGGAAGATTCAGTCAAAAAAGGCAGCCGTGTTCTCATCCTCGCTCACCGTGGGGAACTCCTCGATCAGGCAGCTGATAAGATAATGAAAGCTACAGGGCTTGGCTGCTCAGTTGAAAAAGCTGAGCAGAGCTGTCTCGGGCAGTGGTACAGAGTGACAGTCGGAAGCGTTCAGACTCTCATGAGAGCAAAACGTCTGGAGCAGTTCAGCCATGATTATTTCGACACTATTATCATTGACGAGGCACATCACGCCGTATCCGAAAGCTATCAGGTCATACTCAGATACTTCGATAAGGCAAAAGTCCTCGGAGTTACAGCAACACCAGATCGAGGAGATCAGAAGAACCTCGGCAAGGTATTCGACAGCCTTGCCTATGAGTACACACTTCCGCAGGCTATAAAAGAAGGCTACCTGACACCGATCAGAGCGCTGACTATCCCGATAAAGATCGACTTCACAAAAGTCGGAACGTCCGCAGGAGACTATAAACCTAATGACATTGCAACCGCCCTCGACCCGTACCTTGAACGCATAGCCGAGGAAATGGCAAAGCACTGCGCCGACCGCAAGACAGTTGTATTCCTTCCGCTTATAAAGACCTCGCAGAAATTCCGTGACATACTGAACAGACATGGCTTCCGTGCCGCAGAAGTAAACGGTGATTCCGACGACCGTGAACAGATACTGAAGGACTTCACTGACGGCAGGTACAACGTGCTGTGCAACTCCATGCTCCTGACCGAGGGATGGGACTGCCCGGAAGTTGACTGTATAGTAGTGCTCCGCTCTACAAAGGTAAGGGCGCTGTACTGTCAGATGGTAGGACGTGGAACGAGACTTGCTGAGGGCAAGGATCATCTGCTGCTGCTCGATTTCCTGTGGCACACCGAACGGCATGAACTGTGTCGTCCTGCCTGCCTGATCGCAGAGAATGAGGAAGTAGCAGAAAAAATGACAGAGCAGATAGCAGCGGCAGGCTGTCCTGTAGATATTGAAGAAGCGGAACAGACAGCCTCCGAGGATGTCGTCCGTGACCGTGAAGCCGCTCTCGCCGAAAAGCTTGAAAAGCTGAAAAAGCGCAGGTCAAAGCTGGTGGATCCGATGCAGTACGCCATGAGTATACAGGACAATTCTCTCAGCAGTTATGTACCATCATTCGGATGGGAGCAGAATCCCGTGACAGAATCACAGAAGAAAGACCTTGAAAAACGAGGCATTGACCCGTCAGCAGTTGACACCGCAGGCAGAGCCGAACAGATACTCCGTGCCTGCGCTCAGAGGCAGCTTGCAGGACTTGCCACGCCCAAACAGATCCGTATGCTTGAACGCTACGGCTTTCAGCACGTAGGCAGATGGAGCTTTACAGCAGCAACAAATATGATAACCCGTATCGCAAGCATAGGCTGGAAAGGCGTTCCGAACGGTGTAGACCCTGCTACATTTATACCTCAGGAGGCATGAAATGAACTACAAAAACGACAATTTAGAAGAACTCCTCGAATACATCGACCCTTCCGAGCTTGACTATCAGCAGTGGTGTGGTATAGGAATGGCTCTTAAAGATTCAGGCTATGACGTATCTGTCTGGGATACCTGGTCTATGCGTGACGCTGCAAGATATCATCAGGGTGAATGCGAAAAGAAATGGCGCAGCTTCAACGGGAGCGATACTCCCGTAACTGCCGGAACAATAGTAAAAATGGCTTTAGACGGCGGATATCATCCTCCGTCCAAGGCCCCAGACAAAGTTCTTGCCTGGGACGATGTTATCGGCGAGGAATACACTGTAACATCCGCTGAGGATACTCAGGAGCTTCCGATACACGAACCGAAGATATGGGACCCTGCATCAGAGATCCGCAGGTATCTGGAAGCGCTGTTCGACATGAACGACATAGTCGGTTACGTGACCGAGGTGTGGAAAGATGAAGCTGACGGCGGGAAATTCAAGCCGAAAGCAGGAAGCTATGACCGTACCGCAGGTCAGCTTTTACAGGAACTTGCAAGGTATGGCGGTGATATCGAATCAGTATTCGGCACTATAAACGAAGAATGTGGGGCGTGGATACGCTTCAATCCGCTTAACGGTCAGGGTGTAAAAAATGACTGCGTGGCTGACTACCGCTATGCTCTTGTAGAATCAGACAGCATCCCTGTTGCACAGCAGAACGGTATCATGCACGATCTGAAGCTGCCTATCGCTGCGCTTGTTTTTACAGGCGGAAAGTCGCTTCATGCGATCGTAAGAGTAGAAGCAGGCAGTTTCAAGGAATACCGTGAGCGAGTTGAATTTCTCTATAAGATATGCGATAAAAACGAACTGCACGTTGACCGCAACTGCCGTAACCCCTCACGACTGTCGAGAATGCCCGGAATAATGAGAAACGGAAAGAAGCAGTTCCTGGTAGAGACCAACAGCGGCTTCTCATCATGGCAGGAATGGAAAGAGTGGATAGAATCAGTCAACGATGATCTTCCTGACTTCGAGGATATGTCTGACGCATGGGAGAATATGCCTGAACTTGCACCGCCGCTCATCGAGAACGTACTGCGTCAGGGTCACAAGATGCTTCTGGCAGGTCCTTCAAAAGCAGGCAAGTCATTCGCCCTCATCGAACTTGCAATAGCTATTGCCGAGGGCAGGAAGTGGCTGGGATGGCAGTGTGCTAAGGGAAAGGTGCTGTATGTGAATCTGGAGCTTGACAAAGCGTCCTGTCTGCATCGTGTAAAGGATGTATACAATGCGCTGAAGATACCGCCTCAGAATCTGCACAACCTCCGTATCTGGAACCTGCGAGGAATGACAAAGCCCATGGACAAGTTAGCGCCTTCGCTGATCTGGAGGGCAAAGCGTGAGAACTTCCTTGCAGTTATCATCGACCCCATATACAAGGTCATCACAGGCGACGAAAACAGCGCCGATCAGATGGCTCATTTCTGCAACCAGTTCGACAAAGTGTGTACTGCTCTCGGATGTGCCGTCATTTACTGTCACCATCACTCTAAAGGCAGTCAGGGCGGCAAGCGCTCAATGGACAGAGCGTCAGGCTCGGGAGTTTTCGCCCGTGATCCTGATGCGCTTCTTGACATGGTCGAGCTTGAACTCACTGAGGATATCAGGAAGCAGCTGAAGAATAATGAGGGCTGCCTGGTATGCGCCGATTATCTCAACAGATACGCTCCCGATGTTGCAAGGAATGCCTCTCCTGATGATCTGCTGAGCCGCAGCGCCTCAATGAAGCTGTGCTGTGACAACTTATCCCGTGACAATTACGAAGCCTTTAAAACGGCTCTCAGCGCTTCCGATGCATATATTGATTCTCTTACCGCATGGCGCATGGAAGGCACGCTCCGAGAGTTTCCGAAGTTCCAGACGAAAAATCTGTACTTCCGCTACCCGATACACGAAGAGGACAAAGTCGGAGTGCTGAAGGACTTGCAGACGGATATTGAACTGACTTCATGGCAGCGAGGGGCTAAAAAAGGGGCAGCAGCTCGGCAGCGTTCAGAAAAGGCTAAGACTGCTGATAAGAACGCTGAACTGGTTAACACTTTCAATGCCTGCAACGTAAACGGGGAAGTAACTCTGAAAGAAATGGCCGAATACATAGGTTGTGAGCCTCAGACAGTCAGAAACAGACTTAAACATTCAAAGGATTTGTACGTTAAAGACTCAAAAGTATTCAGAAAATAGTTTATTGCTTTAGTGTGTAAAAATCAGTGTAAACACCCTATATATAATATATAATTTACACTTACACTAAAAACAATGTAAATGAGGTATACATGTAAAGAGGCTCAAAAGCCAGCCTCTTTACATTAGTACCTATTCATTTACAAGCGCAAAGCAGAAAGGAAGATTTTTATGACTTATACAGCAGAAGAAAGCAGAAGGCATCTTGAAAACAACAAGAAGAGATTCTGCCCACTTTCATTTTCGTCAGGTAGTGAAATGATATACTGTCAGACGCTCAAATGTATGCTCTACGATGATGAGATTCATGAATGCGCACTCGGCAGAAAAACTTATCTTGATGAGGATGAGAACGATGATTGAATTTTTCATGGATATGATACCGCCCACCTCTACACAACAGGAACGAGGCTGTACTATCATAAACGGAAAAAGGAAGTACTATGACAGAGGCAACAGCGACGCTCACCAGAAACTGAAAGCTTACCTCTCACAGCACCGTCCAGTCGCTCCATTAACAGGTGCATTACAGGTAGTGACAAAATGGTGCTTTCCGATAAAAGCAAAGCATCATGACGGTGAGCCGTACACCAATAAACCTGATGCTGATAATCTCTGCAAAGCATTCTATGACATCATGACGGAACTCGGATACTGGAAGGATGATAAGCAGATCTACAGCAGCATCACCGAAAAGTTCTGGGCTCAGCGCCCGGGGATATACGTTAAGATCGAGGAGGTAAAACCATGACTTGCAAAGAATGCATTCACTACATACCCGACAAGGAGAAATACATAGGCAGGTGCGACCTTACGGACAGGCCGATGATGCAGGGCGACACCTGCGGATCTGCGGAGGAGAAGAAGGATGAAAAACCGTGACCGCTATATACTGAATCAGAGCCCCTATGATCTGATGCTGGCTATCGAGAGGAACACGGGAACGTGTCCGATTCGTGCTGTTGCCGGGATATCACACGATGAGAAGATCAGGCTCTGCTGCATCTACGCTGAGAACGGATGCGAGCTGTGCGTCATGGAGTGGCTCAATAAGGAGGAGAATAATGAACTTAAACAACAAAGAACTGAGTGAACCTGAAGTAAAGGCATACATTCACAAGCTGGAAGATCTCCTGCGTGAGACAAGACCTGTGCTGAGGGCAGCGATATTCGTCAACTACAAGGACACCAACAAGGCAAATGAGATCTACGACAGGGTAACTAAGCTTGTCGGGAAGGAGTGAGAACAATGACAGATACAGACATACTCTACATGGCAGCTCAGGAGAAGCGCATAACAGATCTTGAGAACGAGAACAGGGAGCTGAAAATGACAATCGATGAATCTATAAAGCTCAGTAATATGAAAGAAGCTCTCGCTTTGATTAGGACATTAAAGGCATCGCTGAACGGCTGGAAAGAAGATCCGTTTGCCATCATTGCAGAAGTGTGCGGAGCAGTGACAGATTGTAGACGTTGCCAATGGGATGAGAAGTGTCCATTCACCAAAAATTATGAGAGCTATCCTGAGAAATGGAGAGACTGAAAATGGCTGATGAACTTATAAGGCTTGATACAACAATTATTGGCATAGATAGTTTGATAAATAAAGCCTCGACAGCCGAAGAAGCCAAAGTCCTATTTACGGTGAAAGACGTTATATACAGTCAGCAGAGGTATTTTGCAGACGTACAGCCTGTGGAGCATGGGAAATGGGAAGAACTAACCGATTACGGCGGATGGGGCGATACACATTACCGTTGCTCAGTGTGCAGTGAAGAATGGTACTTAGAGGATGGAACACCACAACAGAATAATATGAACTTCTGTCCGAGGTGTGGTTCGAGAATGGATGGTGATTACTGATGCCCGAAGTTATAACCGCTCCATGCAAGGACTGTCCGAAGCGTCAGCTCCACTGCCACAGCAGCTGCGAGGCATACAGAGAGTACAGGCAGTACCGTGAGCAAATATATGCCGAGAAGATGAAACGGGCTGAGGAGTCGGACTTCATGAGGGCGGTCAAGCGCAAGGCCGCACTCATAAACATCAGAGCGCAGATGAGCGATAAGCGCAGAAGGAGGTGAACATCATGGAATTTATACTTGGAGCATTTGTCGGCGCACTTGCTATGGCTGCCGCTGTTGCTGTCTCGATCACCTACGATCCTGACGGCAAGATCACAGAGTACAGGCTTATGCTTGGATTGGAGGATGAAGATGAGGGACTATCAGAGGCAGAAGAATAATCCGTACAAGCTTCCTCATCACCTTTACATGAGGATGCTGTATCTTGTACGTGACTATGAGCGAATCAGATCAGAGCGTGAAGATATCCTCAACGCTTCTCCACCCGCCGACGGTGTACCGCATACAGGTATAGGAAATCCCACCGAGCAGAAAGCTATCAGACTTTGCGAACTCGGTAACAAATGCGCTGCTATTGAAAAGGCATACGAATCGATCCCTCCTGAATACAGAAAAGCGATCTGGAACAATATCTGCTATCAGTCACCTTATCCGATTATAGCGGGCGAAGCTACATACAAGCGCTGGCGTTGCAGATTCATTTACGAGGTAGCAAAAAATCTTCACGAAATATAAAAAGTGATACCCACGGGAAAAAATCAAGTGCTATTATAATATCATAGAAAGCAGGCGGAACAGACAAGGCAGACTTTCGGGAGCACGTGATCCCTGTGCCTCCGCCTACTTCTATGTATGTCTCCTTTCTTTTGTTCTACAGGACTGCCTCTGACCGTAACCAACAGCGGCAGTCCCCATATCCGGCAGAGTAGAGCATCGGCGGCTCGCAAGGCTCATAACCTTGAGATAACAGGTTCGACTCCTGTCTCTGCAACCAATGGCTGAATTGACATATTAAACTCCTTAGGAAGTACCTCGGCAATAGTCGGGGTATTTCTGTTATAGGAACATGGGGGGAGGTAGCCCCCTCGGCGGAGCAGGGCGGAGTTCACAGCGTCACTGCTCATATTTCTCGCTGAAAGGTGGTGTAACATGGAATACGGCATTCCATTTCTCAAAAAGAAACTGGCATCTAAGGAAAATCGTATTAAGCTGAGATACCGTTATTATGACATGAAAATGAGCGTAGAGGATGCAAGCAGTATCCTCCCTGAGGAGTTCCGCTGGATGGCGGCGTCACTGGGATGGTGTGCAAAGGCAGTTGACAGCGTTGCAGATCGTATCGCTTTCGACAGGTTCAAAAATGATGACTTCGCTATCGGTGAGATCTACAGGCTGAACAATTCTGACATTCTTTTCGACGATGCTATTCTTTCGGGGCTTATCACATCATGCAGCTTCATTTACATCGGATGGGATGATACAAGCTATCCTACATTCCAGGTCATAGACGGTGGCAGTGCTACGGGAATTATCGACCCGGTAACAAAGATGCTCACAGAGGGATATGCGGTTCTGGAACGTGACGAGCATGACAGGCCTGTACTGGAAGCATACTTCCGCCCGTATCAGACCGATTACTATGTCAACGGCAAACTATCACAGCAATTCACGCATGATGCGCCGTTTGCTCTTCTGGTGCCGATAATCAACAGACCTGATGCCAAGCGGCCGTTCGGCCATTCACGCATTTCAAGGGCCTGCATGAATATAACGCAGGATGTTCTCAGAACGTTCCGCAGAATGAACGCAAGTGCGGAGTTTTACAGCTTCCCACAGAAATACATACTCGGAATATCGCCGAATGCACAGTTCAACAAGAGAGCTGCGACAGTTTCCTCGTTCTTTGCGATATCCGCTGACGAGCGAGGAGAAAAGCCAACAGTCGGACAGTTTTCAGCTCAGAGCATGGCTCCGTTCGTTGAGGCTCTGAAAGCATATGCATCCATATTCGCAGGTGAGACAGGTCTGACCATCGACGACCTCGGATTTGCAACAGCGAACCCGGCAAGCTATGACGCTATCAGGGCAAGCCATGAGCAACTTCGTCTCACAGCTCGTAAGGCTCAGCGCACTTTTGGTGTGGGCTTCCTCAATGCAGGCTATCTCGCAGCCTGTGTCCGTGACGGTATCGAATACGACCGCAGAGCATTTGCGGACACTGTCCCCGAATGGCAGCCAATATTCGAGCCTGATTCTGCTGCTCTCGGTGCCGCCGGGGATGCGATACTGAAGATCAATCAGGCGGTTCCCGACTTCATGGGTGCTGACAACATCCGCCGCATGACAGGTCTGGAGAGTGATGCACAGTGAACAGCGACGATCTCAGAAAGCTGATGCAGCAGAAAATGTCTACAAGCCCCTCTCTCCGCAGCCTCATGAAGCGCATCCGGAGCGGCAAGGCGACATTCAGGGACACTGCCGAATATTCCCGTATCTATTCGGATCTTCTCGGCAAGTGCCTCTCGGATAACGTCCTCAGTCTGGATGACCGTGAAGCTGCGGCGTTTGATATGCTCCGTGACAGCTACGATCACACGAACAGTGTCCTCTCTCAGGTACAGACCAACATCGACAAGAAGAACGGCATCAACATCCGCCCCCGGGCAGCTGCGTTCCCTCTGGATCGTGTGACGCAGTTCAGCCATTCGCTTGTGGATCCGACTGTCGAGGACAGCGTTATAAAGCGCAGGGCAAGGAACGGCGGCACAAATATCTCCATGTCGCATCATGATGATTATATGGAGGCGAACGCTGAATTCCGCAGCAATGCAGGCCTGAAATGCTACATTACCCGTGAGACCGACGGTAAATGCTGTAAATGGTGTACTGCCATTGCAGGCCGCTACGTCTACGGAGAAGAACCACACGACGTTTACCGCAGGCATGACAACTGCGGCTGCTCCGTTATCTATGAGAACGGCAGGCAGAGACAGGATGTTTGGTCTAAGCGGACATGGGAGAAGCCTAAAGTCGGAGCCGGTGCTCCGCCGCCTACAAAGTTCTCTCCTGAGCAGGCGAGGGCAATGGAGCAGGAGAAACTGCGAAATATTCACGGTTTGTCTATTGACAATGGCGGAAGAAGTGGTATAATAAGAGAAAGCATTAAGCCAAATCCTATTACTGAAATCACAGATAAAGCTATTGAAAGCGTTCCTAAAGTCAATATATATGGTTATACCGATGAACAGTGTGCTATGATTCAAAAGCAGCATAAAGAACTGCTTGAATATTCTCGAAAGAACAATGAAAACAAAGAAGTTGCTTTTGTGTTTGATAGTTCATTGGAAAGCCGTAAAGAATTTATGGGGTCTGATGATAAGATAGACTTCGGCAGAAGCTTATATGGTAGTGATATAACTGTTCTGCACAATCATCCGAGAAATAGTAGCTATTCTGTTACTGATATTATTTTCTTTGGAGATAATTCTAATGTAAAAACGCTTACTATCGTCAAGAACAATGGTAAAGTTGAATATTTGACTAAAAGTGAAGAGTTTGACCCATCGGTGTTCAAATTGGAATATGATAGGCTTTACAGAAAAATCGTTAAAACAGGAACAGATTCAGAAAAAAATAAATTTGTTAAAACCCTTTTGAATAAATCAAAGTCAGGAGTGATTTGGAGTGAAAGAATTTAATATGACATTTGTTGACGGTTCGGCAGAAGAGCAGAATAAAGCGGTGGAGAATTATTTAAGCTCCATATCAGAAGAAGAACACAACAGAGCTATGTCTGATGAATTCGGATATTTAGACGAAGAATAATAACTAAACCGCCCATAACAAGGCGGTTTTCTTATACCCAAATAACAGCAAATATCAACAAATAACATCAAAACAGCATTTGCGACCGACATGAGTGTCGGCGGCAAGTGCTATTTTTATACCCAATTTCAAGGAGGTGGGAGCATGGCGAAGCCGAATCTTCGTCCCGATCACAACGGCACTCAGAGAGCGCAGTTTGAATCCAACAAGAAGAAAATATATGCCTCGCAGACGGTCTGCGGCATATGCGGAAAGCCTGTGGACTTCGGCCTGAAATTCCCACATCCGCTTTCGCCCTGCATAGATCACATCATCCCCGTTTCGAGAAACGGCCATCCCTCGGATATCAGCAATCTACAGCTTGCACATATGTGCTGCAACCGCCAGAAATCCGACAAGCTGACCCCGAAACAGGAATTCGCAAAGGAAACGGAAGTCGTATCGAACCGCCTGCTTCCTCAGACCTTTGACTGGAAGACACTTTGAGCGATAAGCGCCGTGGCAGGCAGGAACCGACAGTTTCGGTAGTTCTGCCCTATGCGGATTCTCTCGGCACGGAAGCTGTAGCGATCTACAACAGCTCCGACCGTAAAGCTCAGCCCTGGCAGGAACTGCTCCTCGAAGATATCATGGCGGTAAACGAGGACGGGCTGTGGGTGCATATGAAGTTCGGATGGAGCATACCCCGACGAAACGGAAAGTCTGAACTTCTCATCATGCGCTCGGAATATGCAGTTTCTCACGATGAACGTGTGCTGTACACTGCTCATCGAACCACAACATCACACAATGCGTGGGAAAAGGTCATTGAGAGACTCACAAAGGCCGGCTTCGTCGAGGGAGTGGACTTCAAGACTACCAAGCAGATGGGACTGGAGCATATCGAATGGCTGAAAGGCAACGGAGTTATAAACTTCCGTACCCGTTCCAGCAAAGGCGGTCTGGGTGAGGGCTACGATCTTCTCATCATCGACGAGGCGCAAGAGTACACGGCCGATCAGGAGAGCGCCCTCAAATACGTTGTCACTGACAGCAAGAATCCGCAGACGCTTATGTGTGGAACTCCGCCGACCGCTGTATCATCAGGCTCGGTGTTCCAGAAGTACCGGCAGAACACTCTCACGGGAAAGAACGAGGATTCAGGCTGGGCTGAATGGTCTATACCTGAGCTTACCAACGCTCATGATCCTGAGCTGTGGTATGAGACAAATCCGTCACTGGGTTACATCCTCAGCGAGCGTACCATCAGGGACGAGCTGGGAGACGATCAGGTAGATGATAACATTCAACGTCTCGGCCTGTGGCTGACATACTCGCAGAAATCAGCTATCAGCCGCAAGGAGTGGGACAGCTTCATGATCAAGGAGTCTCCTATGCTTGCCGACAGCAATATATTTTTCGGCATCAAATACGCAAAGGCCACTGAAAATGTATCAATGGCTGCTGCGGTAAAGACTGTGGATGGTAAGATCTTCATTGAGGCGATTGACTGCCGATCAGTACGTGACGGCAACAGCTGGATGATCGCATTTCTGCGGAATCCTCATGCGGTGCAGGTAGTCATAGACGGTGCAGGCAATCAGGATATCCTGAAACAGGAAATGGAAGATGCAGATGTAAAATGTGCTGCGCTCCTCCCGAAGGTTGCTGATGTTGTGCAGTCCAATGCACTTTTTGAGAAGAACCTTTTTGAGGGCAATATCTGCCACCGGGGCCAGCCGGCACTTGCTCAGGCAGCGTCCAACTGCGAACACAGAGCCATCGGAAGCGGAGGCGGATATGGTTACACTTCCATTCTGAAAGGCGCTGATGTGTCACTTCTGGAAGCTGTATCACTTGCTCACTGGGCCTGTGCAAGTCATAAGGAAGTCAGGGAGCAGATAATTTATTACTGAGGAGGTAAACATGAACGATATCGAAAAGATCAACAAATTTACTCGCAGAGAATTCACGGAGGATGAGCTGTATATCTTCCCTGTGAAGCTGTGCGATAACGAGATTGACCGTGACGGAGAACGTTTTTCCGATGAAGCACTTGAAGATCTGAAAACACTTTACGTCGGAAAGACAGGCATCTTCGATCATGACCCCAGTGCAGGCAATCAGGAAGCGAGGGTATTCGATACAGAGGTAGTTTCCGAAAATGAAACAACTTCTGACGGCCGTCCATACAAATATCTGAGAGCCAAGGCATACATGGTGAGGACTGCTGCCAATCAGCCTCTTATCGACGAGATCGACGCAGGCATCAAAAAGGAAGTCAGCGTCGGCTGTTCTGCACGTAAAAAGATATGCTCTGTATGCGGTGCAAACGTCTTTGAACAGGGCTGCTCACACGTTAAGGGCAAGGAGTATGGCGGTAAGCTGTGCCATCATATCTTAGACGATATAAACGATGCCTATGAATGGAGCTTTGTTGCTGTACCTGCACAGATAAATGCAGGTGTTACAAAGAAATATATCCCGAAGGAGGAAAAATCAATGGATTTCACACCTATCAACACTCAGGAGGAACTGGATGCAGCAGTAAAAACTGCGGTAGATGCGGCAGTTGCCGAGACTGAAAAGAAGTTCAGCGGCTGGCTCTCTCCTGAATCAGCTGCTGCGCTCACCAAGGAGCGTGACGATCTCAGCGCTGAGAACAACGTCTGCAAGGCAAAGGTCATGAAGATGCAGATAGCCGCTGAAAACGGCATCCCTCTTGAGCTTGCTGAGAACATGGCAGGCGCTTCCGAGGAGGATATCCGTAAGGAAGCTGAGAAGTTTGCGAAATACTTCACTTCCAGAAAGGTACAGCCTACACCTAAGTCAACAGGCGATACACCTTTCGGAAACTCAAACGACAACGCTAAGCTTGAAATGCTTAGAGAACTCAGAAACAACTAAGGAGGAAAAACTCATGGGAACTACTACAACTACAGGTACACTTTTTAAGCCCGAACTTGTAACAGAGATGTTCAACAAGGTAAAGGGTCACTCCACACTTGCTAAGCTCTGTGGCGGCATTCCAATCCCGTTCGCAGGTACTGACACATTTGTATTCTCAATGGACGGTGAAGCTTCCATCGTAGGCGAGGGCGAAAACAAGCCTGCCGGTAATGCAGAATTCGGCACAGTTACTATCAAGCCTATCAAGTTTGTTTACCAGCACCGAGTTACTGATGAATTCGTTAAGATGGCTGAGGAGAAACAGCTTCCTTACCTTAATGCATTCAGCGATGGCTTTGCAAAGAAGATGGCAAGAGCGCTCGATATCGCAGCTATTCACGGCGTTAACCCTGCTGATAACGCTGCTTCAACAATCGTAGGTAATAACTGCTTTGATACTGCTGTAACATCGACTATCACATACAGCTCAGCTGCACCCGATGATAATATCGATTCAGCTGTTGCTCCTATCCAGGCAGCTGACGGTATCGTCACAGGTATTGCAATGGCTCCTGCATTCGGTTCAGCTCTTGGTGCTATGAAAACAACTGATTCAAACCTTCCGATCTATCCGGAATTCCGCTTCGGCGCAAATCCTGAGAATTTCGGCGGTATGGCTTGTGATATCAACAATACAGTTGCATTCGGCAACAGCCTTGACCGTGCAATTGTCGGTGACTTTGCAAATGCATTCCGTTGGGGTTATGCAGAGAATGTGACATTCAAGATTATCGAGTACGGTGATCCTGACGGTCTCGGCGATCTTCAGCGTAAGAACCAGATCGTGCTCAGAGCTGAGTGCTTCGTAGGCTGGGGCATCCTTGATGCAGCATCTTTCACACGTATCGTGGCAACAGCATGATCTACCGTAACAAGAAAAGCGGCGCTGTGATCGAGATACCCTCCGAGCTGATATCACCCGATTGGGAAGATATCAGTGGCACCGCCGTAACCAAGGAGGAAAAAGACAATGGGAACAGTGTACGCAAGCGTAAACGATCTGACAGCACTGGGGATAAGTCTGGCGGCACAGCAGCAGGAGTCAGCTGAGATACTTCTCAGTACAGCTTCGGCGAAATTAAGACTTGAAGCGAAGAAATACGGCGCAGATATCGATGCTCTTATAGCTGATGAAGAGTGTGGAGAAGATTATGCCCTGACAGTGAAAAATACTGTTGTACAGGCTGTAGTCAGGGCATTGAACAGCATATCCGATACAGATCCGGCTGTTACCCAGGCTTCACAGTCCGCTCTCGGCTACAGCGCATCGCTGACCTATCTCAATGCAGGACAGTCACTTTATTACCTTAAAAATGAACTGAAGGACTTAGGCCTTTTACGTCAGGTATACGGAGCTGTGGAGGTGTACGGCAATGCAGATGATTCATGGAACTGATATCCAGCTCGTAAGCGAAAGCGGAGCTGAAACCGTCAGTAACGTCCTTATAGGCGAACCTTCCGAGACTGAACTCATCGGGCATAAGATATCTGCATTTACTATGGCAATTCCCAAAAACGATGTACACGACTGGCTCGACAGGAAGGTGATATTTTTCGGAAACACCTTCCGCACAGTCGGGCATCCACAGCAGGGCATGGATGAGAACATCCCCCTATGCTGGAATAAAAAAGTAAGGGCAGAACTTCTGCTCACTAACGGAAACTGCACCGTCTACGAAAAAGACAGCTTGCAGAGGCACAGCTATAG